CTTCTATCTTTTCAATAAGCTCCGCTTTAGTTTCAGAACCATCAAATTCCCCACCTTCTTCATCTAGAAGTTTCTGCAATGCTGTTTTATTCAACGTAGACATATTAATTGCCACTGGCTGAACAGGTGGTAAACCAACAGGCTCTTTAGCTTCCATAGTAAAGCCAAGCGTCTCAACACATTCCCTGGCATCTACAGGCTCCTTCATTTTCTTTTCGCCCTTTGGCGTGTAACAAGCAACTTTAGCCATTATCTCTCCTTTTAAGGTTAAGGGCGGTTTTTACACCGCCCACCCCTTAACTATTAGTCTGATTGATCCATGATATAGTCACAGTACCTGTTACCGTAACCGTTGCGTCCGCATCAATGTCCGTAGCACCAGCCACGGCAAGATTTAAGAAAGCATCTTTTGCCGTACTCGAACCATCCAATGATGCAAGAACACCCACACCAACCCCCGCAGCGTCAGCACCAGCCACATTAATGGTAGCACTCGCAGTGAATGCAGTGACATTAACGATGTCCTGCTCTGTGGTAGCTACCGTTGCGTTAGCCTGTGTAACCGTACCCACACCGTAATTACAAGTAACACCCGTGTTGAGCGTAGAAGACAACTCGGAAGTCGTTGTAACACCAATGGTAGCAGTTGCACCCAAGGTAGTTATCCTACCAAGAGGGAAGTTGTAGATCTGCGCCCCTCCACCCTGTTCTGTATCGCGCATTGTTATGGGCAATGCAGTCACGGTGAAGACTGACTGGATAAAAGTACCATCCCCATTTTCTACAACCGAGACATAGGGCGTTACGGCGGCGGGGATAGACCCCGCGCCAACCGTATTTTTATCCAGACTCTTATCGCCCAACTTGGTTTTTATGTTAGCACTATGTACTTCATAACCCTTTACTTTACGTTCTCCCATTTTGTCCTCCTACCTCTTAGCCATGAAAGCGGCGAAGTTAATCCCGGTAGCAATGGTTCCGGCTACCAAGGTGTAAATACGAACATACCGATAAATGGTTCCGTTCTGCTCATTCCTAAACGGTATGGCAAAACGTCCTGTGCTCGTATCAGCATCCGCAGGAGCCGGAGAATTACCCATCGGGATATTAGCAAGAGATACAGACCCGGAGGCCATACCATCTACCGTTGAACCCTCAAGATGTATTGTGTATATCTCATTACCGCTTGCAACTTCTACGGCAGAGACATCAAGAACCAAAAAACCATCAACAAGACCCGAACCAAGGTCTACGATAGTTGATTCCGTGGCTGTAGCATCGACAAGACCCGCGTCTTTAAGCGAAAGCTCGTCATCGTAAGTGAACTGTGAATATATGTTTCCCATGTGATTATCTCCTTAGTTTTATTAGAGGGTTATTGCCGCATCCGATATAGACCAAAGCCTTGTAGCAGCCCTGCCATTATATATGGCTATCCCCATGTACCATTCGACCCTTGTCCTAAAGGCAGGCTTCTCTTCAAGCTCACCTAAGTCCCTAACATCCACAGTACCGTTTTGTAAACCTGTCAAGGCATCAGCACCCATACTCACAATATATATTGATGTCGCAGTATCCGTCCCAGATGTAGCCGCCTCAGTAAATGGCAGAATTGCATTGCCCTCACCGTCGAGGTCTACTACCAATATTGGTAAATCATTGTAGGTAGTAATACTACGACCAAGAGCGTCTATCTCGTGGTTGACATAACCTGACACCGAAGTAGTTCTACCAGCCGCAGTAAACTTACGCCTCATAGCCTTGCTCATTATCAGGTGGGTTGGATTAAGTGTCTGGTCAATAGCCTCATCAAGTACAGCAAGTGAAAGTGGCGTACCATTTGCGGTAGACCCTGCGGCTATTTTCTGGTCGCCCACTACACGAACCTGGAGACCATCAAACTCACGAGGGTCGCTTAAAGAATCACCCTTAAAGAATTTCTGAGTCCAGGTTAAAGCCAAATTCCTTACTTTCATAACTTCGTGTACTGCCCTCTGCCCTGGCCCCATTGTATCGACAATAAACTTGTCGACATCAAGGTCACCACCAGCGATAACAAGAGCCTCTGTTAAAGGATTCAGTACACCCGTTGAAGCTGTGTAAGATTCATTAACTCCTCTAAATCCTACACCTGGATATGAAGATTCCCTATTGTACTTTACTGCATTACCCGCTACCGATTCAAAAGGTAGGGTGAGAAGTATGTCTGACGAGCCAGCATATTTCTCTATGATTGCGTTTTTTACCACATCACCAGACTCTAGCTTTGCGGCTTCTATAAGTGTTAATGCCATGATTTTCTCCTTCTATCTTATTTAATTCCAAGCTCCCTTGCCTTCGTGATACGTTCGGCAGGGGGCAACTTAGATAAATCAACTTTTTCTTTTGTACCTTTAAATCCTGCTCCCTTTGAGCCTGCCCCACTACCATTTGATGCTTTGACAAGATGAGGGTTGTCGTTAAGATATTCCTTAACCAACTCACCAACCGTCATCTCCTCCTTGCTCTCGCCACTAAAGCGTGGCTGTCCTTTCGCATTCAACACAGTAACCTTGCCATCCTCTATCCTGACAAATGGACTGATTAACATGGCGACTTGGTCGCTATTAATAGCCCCCAACTCTGCGGCGGTTGACTTTATATTACCCGTTGCCGTCTGACTGTGAGATTTCTCCAACGCCGCCTCCATGCTATTGATCTTATCTCTAAGAGCTGACAAGTCATTGTCCTTGTCCTTATTCGCTCCCGCATCCTTAACCTTGGACTCCAACTCAGTCTTCAACCCCTGTATCTCTCCTCTAAGGTTGGCTATTTCTCCTGAATACTTAGCCTCGGCCTTTGTCATTGCTTCACCATATTTCCTGTCGATAAGACCATTGACCTGTGTCTGCTGCCCTGGCGTTAGTTCTAACTTATCCCCCTGGTCGCCATCACCACCCTGTCCCTGTCCGGCTGATCCTGAGCCGCCGTCGCCCCCCTCACCACCACTTCCACCATCACCACCTTCACCTGCCCCACCTGAAAAAATAGGCATTAAGGTATCATCAGGGGAAAGTGCGAACTCCTTCGTACCCCGTGGAGTTTTCATTGTGAGTTTTCTATAACCCGTGTTTTGTGTCGCGTCAGACATAATAATTACCTCCGTTTAGTTTGTAGTTTGTCCATCATCGCCATCGCCTGTGTCACCATCCGCAGCTTCTATCTCTGCGTTTATTAAAGTCGCTATGTCATCTGGTGCTTTCGGTACAACCGAATTAGCAATCTTCTTCTGTGCCTGTTTTATAAATGTCTTTGAAGGTATCGTAACCTCAGTCAAACTTCTAATCGCCCGTTCAAAATCCTCGTTCACATCACTAATGGAGAAGTTCTCAGGGTAGTCAATATTGCCGTCAAAATCTGTATCCAACCAGAGGGCCACCACATTCAATATCTTAGTCTCGGCCTCTTCCATGTTATCGGCTTTTTCTATTAACGCCGCGTATAGTTGCTCATTTTTAATCTCTAATGCAATCCCAGACCATGGCTGTTTAGTCTCCGTTGTGGATACAAGACCCCCCAAACGTGCTATCCTATGTATCTCTCTAACGCTTTGCATTATCCATTCCCTAATCTCCGCTAGTGAGCTATGGGGAGCTTCTATAAAGAAAGGCTTTGCGTTTGGTTGTTCGGGGTCAAACTGTAGAATATTACGTGGCCCAACTTCCTTATCCTGCTCACTCCCCTTTTCATAAGGAACAGCCAACATCGGGAAAGCCGTATTCTCAATAATCTCAGTTGAATCAGAGCAGAGGTAGTAGATGTTTTTATTTATATCCGCTATATCCTGGATGTCAGAGACACCGATCATGTCCGTAATCTTAGATTTATTGTAAACATTGACAACAGGAACAATCCCTAATCCATGCGTGCCGGAGTCCATAAGTACGGCCTTGCTCTCTTTCTCGCCCTCTTCAATAATCCAAAGCTCCCAAGCAAGCCTAGTCCATATCCGGTATTCGGTCTTAGACTCTTTAATCTTAACCATCTTTAAAACCTGTCGTCCAGAAGGTTCCCTTTCAAATTCCCAGTCCAAGACGTTATCAGGCGTAACCAGTGAGAGGTAGGGTCTAATGTCATTCTCCAACTCGTCGGCTTTTGTCTGCGCAGTATCCAGGGGTTTATCTATTACAACTGATACACGACCATAGACACTAGCCAGTCTTTGTGCGTTACGCATAAACGAACTGAAAGTAGAACCCTCAAGGTCGCTGTCCTTTAAGAAAGACTCAAATAATGGTTCGTCTTTTAAGTCACCGTAGTCTCTTTTCGGAGGAGTTTTATAAAGATGCGATACGTAAATGTCTATTATAGGAGCACAGTAGTTATAAAAGTAGGCTATCTCTTTGCGTCTATTATAATTCTCCGTACTCTCAAAAGGATGTTGTAAGAGGTAATCCCCTTCACGGTACATCTTGCCGCCTAGATAAGAACGGATAAAGAAGTTCCATTCCGCGATGTAAGCATCGTAATCCGGGTGGGTTTGCTGGAGTTCATTAAGTGTCATAATAAAAAAAGGCCACCGCGTAGGGGGCTGATTCCCTATACAGTGGCCTTTGTCCTTTGCAATTAATTAAGGGTTAGGCTATTTCTTATCTTCTACTAAGCTAAAAAGTTTCTTTGCCTTGTCCGTTAAATGCTTTAACTGTTTTAAAATTTCTATTACCTCCTTCTTAATATCACACCTATCAGAAGAAGTCAAGGGTTTCGTTGAAGTGTCTTTGTCGGTCATTCTACCTCCCTTATCCAATCCTCTAACCAATTCATGCCGGGTGGGTAACCCTTGTCACAATTACCACATTTTATTAGTTCATCTACTTTTGCATCTTCTCCATTCAACCATATAACATCTTTGTCTGTTATAGGATTTTCTGCGACCAACTTTCTCCGTAAATAAAAAGCTATCATACCACAACCGCGTTCTCCAAGGTGCATCATCTTATATTTAGCTTCGGTCATTTAGCCTCCTCACACAAACCCTGGTTAATTCTATCTAGTTGCAACAACACATCAAAACTTGTACATGCAGGAACTAACCCTTTTCGTTTTGCCATTATATCTATTCGTTTAAGTCTAATTAATCTAAGGGGAATGTCCTTTTTTTTCAAAGAGTTATTATTAGTCAACA